GCGACGGTAAACACGTCGCCGATGTTCCAAGTCTTGCTGGAACCGGTGAAGCTGATGTCCAGCGTGGAAGCGCCCTGGGTGCTGACGGTCGTGCCGACAGTGATACCAGTACCCCAAGAGCCGGTAGTGTGATTGACGATAGACTGAGACATATTGATCTCGTCATAGCCAAGCACGCCCTGACCCATCATACCGGCCTTGAACTGGCGGCTGATCGTGTCAACGGGGTTGAAGAAGCCCTTCATGCCTTCTACCAAGTTGGCGTTGGCAGCAGGGTTGACGGTGGCAAAGCGAGGAGCCATACCAGCGGCCGCTTCGTTCAGCTTCTGCTGACCTTGGAGCAGTACCAGAGAGGTAGACGGGGTAGTACCCGGCGTACCAACAGAGGCATAGATGCTCTTGTATGCGTTAGCAACGTCTGCGTCGATAGAGGCAGCAAGCTGGCTTACGCGAGGCTTCAGTACACGCTCTGCGAAGTCATCCAACTGCATGGTGAGTTCTGCGGAGGTGAAGTTGATGCCGATGTGCTTTTGTTGAGCAACCGTCAGCGTGGTGTACTGCTCGTTGTCGTCCTGAACTTGCAGGGCGGCACCGTCAGTTACCAGAGCGCGGTCCGGCAGACGGATACGGAGCGTAGAACCGATCTTGGCACCTTCGACAGCAAAGCTGTCATCGTACTGGCGGTTTACGTTGCGGGTGATCACCAAGTTGTTCTCCAGGATCTGGAGGGCCTTACGGGTGATCATGTCTATAGTAAGTAGCGAATTACTCACGTTACACCTCTTGAAAAGTTTATGTTAGAATGGAGATCCCATAATCATCCGAGGACGCACCATGAAAAGCATCACTGTAGACGGAATCGAATACCGATTCTTCGACCACCTTTTTGCCGTATCCCAATGCGGAAAAGTTCTCAGAAAGTTGCTCCCTTTTGCTCCGTTGCTTAGAAAAGATGGATACTTTTCTATTGGCAGAAGAGGCCTTCTTCATAGGGTTGTTGCTCAATCCTGGATGGAAGGCTTTGACCCTCTCAAACAAGTTCATCACATCAACAATATAAAAACCGACAATAGAATTGAAAACCTTGAGTGCTTGACTGCCACCGAACACTTGTCTGGCAGGCACGGAGAAGATCTTGCTCAAAGCGCAAGATACATCCGATCCGAGGAAACCCGCGACAAGATCAGACAATACCGGCTTGGCAAGGTTACCTCCGAGGAAACCAAAGCCAAACAACGTGCTGCCTTGATCGGTCGCAAGCGCCCCAAATTTGCCAGAGCGCCCTATAGCGAGGAATCCAAACGGCAAAGAAGCCTCAACCACCACCGAAACACTGGATGTTCCGTTTTGGGAGTTGAGTACCGATCCTTTGCTGATGCTTCCAACGCCACTGGCATTCATAGGTTCACAATCCGTAAAAGGTGCCTTTCTGAGAACTTTCCTGATTACAAAATCTTGTTCTAGTACCTTTGGTTCTGCATCTTCTTCATCATCCGCTGGTTTTCGGCTTCGATCCATTCTGACGCCGTCATGGTCTTGATAGACCGAGGATCAGTGGTGTCGTACCGTCCACCAGAACCACCCGTTGGGGTGATCGGATTGATGGGAGCAGGCGCAGACGATGTTTTCTTTGCAGGGGGGTTAGACTCTAACTTGAGTTCCAACTTCCCGATTTCTTTAGCCTGCAAGTAAGCCGGAAGCTGACTGATCCGGTGTGCTTCCTGCGGGTTAGACCCGAGGTAGTACGCCAGGTCCGGGCCTATATCAGAGCCACGGATAGTCTCAGCCATGACTTGGGAGATCGGGATATTGGGGTTGTATGCGACCTGTTTATAGTCGTCATACTTTTCCATCGCCTCCTCTTCCTTGTCGAAGTAGTGGCGCATTGCCTCCTGCTCTCTCTGTTGCTGCTGTCTGTTTGCCAACAGTTCCTCAGCCTTGCGAGCAGCCAATGCCTCGGCATACTCCTCAACTGATTCAAACTTGTCAGCAGACGGCAGTTCTTGAGGGGCTTTGGGCTGCTCCTGCATACGCAGTTGCTGTTCGCGCTCCCACTTTCTCTGCTCTCTTGCAAGACGTTTCCCAACAATGGCGTCCAACTCTTCTTGTGTGAAGGTTTTGGATACCTGCTGGTTGTCCTCCGGCTTCTGGATCTCGGGTGCCGATACTGCCGTCTGTACCGGTTCCTGCGCGGTTTGAGCGTCCGCTACGCTTACATCATCAGACATTGTTGTACCCGTAAGTACCCTGGTGTTCCCCGCCAGTAGGGTTTTTCATCAAGCGTAATAACTGATGTTCAGCTTGGCACCTGCGCCAGTCTGAATGAACTTAATCTTCTTCAAGTCACCATCATACGATAGCACGTTGTTCTGTATCAGTATCATACCCACAGAAGCCGTAGGGTTGGTGCCATCGTCCCTCCACCGGATGTTGTTGCCCTCAGCAACGATAAACACCCTTGTGGGATAGAATGGGTTCGTGGGAATGGTCAACCCAACCGCAGAGGACAGATCGGTGATCTGTTCAAACCCGAGGTTGTTGGTCGTGTCTTTCAATCCCATGAGTCACCTATGCCAGAAACTTGAGTTTGTAAAGGGTAGTAAGGTACAGATTGACGATTTCGTCAATGATATTGTGGATAGCAGTATCCTTCTTGTCTACCACTTCGTACCTGATGGACTCTATCTCATCCAATTGGTCTTGCAGGAATTCCACCACATTGGTGGTCTTCTTGGCTGAGTGCAGGGTAATGGGGCCGATCAGCCCGTGTCTACCCTGGTACGCCTCTGCCAGGCTATCGGCCAAAGGGATGATCCCTTCGTAGAAGCCTTGCAGGGCCATGTGCTTTGCAAATGACCTAGTGTTGAGGTGGACGGAATGGGTTACATCCCGTGCCAAGAACAACATGCCTATGAACTTGTCACACGACATGGCTTACTCCTGCGGAGGCTGAACCTGCGGTTGGGCTTGGGTCTTGATCTTCTCAACCAAGGGGAACACGGCCTTGTATGGCAGTTCTCCAAGGGCTTGAAGGAGGAAGTTTACTTCTTCAACAGTCAGATCCAGCTTGATCACGCAGAGGCTCCTTGTGCCCACGGAAGGGGCGGGGTAACGATGGGTGGGTTGATTTGGTTGTCGATTTGGGCTTGAACAGCCGCTTCGGTAGCATCCTTGTCCACACCATTAGTCCAGCACCAACCAAGCACTTGATCAAGGGTCAGATCAGGGTACGGGGTAAATACGTCGCCCGGTGCAGGGAAAGAGCAGGTGGAGTAGACGGAAGCAGTATAGGCGTTTTCATCAACTCCGGTGCATTGCCAATGGGCGGTCACCACCACATCGGTATAACCGTCTTCGGTGGGTTTGCAGTCAAGCTGCGATACGTTCCAAATGATCACGGTTGCCATGTCAGGCTCCTTATGCGTTTGCGATAGTGGTAATGGTTCCAGACGAACCGCGATATTTCAAAGCGCCACCTTCGACATACAAAACACCGCCACCTGTAGGGTTGGCAGTTGGCACCGTTGCGTTGGCAAGGTGTATTGTTTTGGCGCTGGATGTTGCGGCTGTAGTCATTCCAATAAGCAGGTTGCCGCTGGAGTCAAGGCGCATGCGTTCGGTGTTGTTGGTGCCGAAAATAAACGGGTTGTTTGATATTGTACGCAACGTAGCGCCAGCAACACCCAAAGCGTTACCAGCGGCATCAGAATAAAACGCTGCCTCTACAGTGCCCGCAATAGCGCGAAATACTCCGTAGCTTCCCGTCGCCCCTGCGTTCTCGACTCGCACTTCGGCTGGTACGCCATCCGTTGAAGTCTTACCAACGTGCAACAACGTGCTAGGAGAAGTAATCCCTATACCAACAAGCCCTGCGGAGGTGATCCGCATACGTTCGGTTGCGGCAGTTCCAAACAACAGCGGCGTGGAACCAGTGGTATTGATAAATGAATACCCTGTAGCGTTTGTAACCCTAAAAGTTTCGGTGCCGCCTTGGAGCATAGAAATGATTGCGCCAGAGGAACCATTAAGACTAAGACCACCGTATCCAGCATTGTTTACTGGCGAACTCGTACCAATCCCGAGGTTGCCTGAAGCATCCAGCGTCATCGCTTGGGTAAATGAAGCTACGTTTCCTGCTGTTCCGGACGGGGCGTTGAACCACTGATGCTGACCATCAATCT